TTAATTATCCTGAGCGGCATAACGCAGATTGCCAGCTACACGCCTTGCCCAGCCACGTCCAAAAGTTAACCAAGTCCGCAAATTGGTATAAAACTCTAGCCGTTCAGCATTAAAGAGCAGCACCACGTCATTTTTATCTTTAGCTTTGACGGCCGCCAAGGTGCGAGGCCCAATAATGCCATCAGTACTTGCACCCACTGCCTTTTGTAAAAACTTGATGGCTTGTCGGTTACCGTGGTTGTAAGCGGCATCTAGCACTTGCCATGCAATCAATGGATCTAACTCGTCACCATGCACAGCTTGCCAGTATAGTTTATCCGCGATAGCCTGCGCTGTGGCTTTGGGCAACTGCCGCATTGGACCATTGTAACCATAAGCACGAGCAACGCGCTTAGTAACCCCCCACATTGTCTCACCGCCGGGGTCCTTCGGGTTGTTGACGTAGCCACCCTCGTGGCCCATTAATCGATCAAACAAATCATTAAAAATACTCATACCGTTCTCCAGACATAAAAAAAGCCACTCATTAAAGTGGCTGTAATTAATGATATTTAATTAAATAGTTTTATCCATCGCTAAATCCCATAACTTAGCAATCCTATCAATAGCCCCGCCGCCAAGATGTCCGCTGATAGCAACAAAAACTGCTGTTAATAGCTGGCTAAAATCCCAATACTCGCACAGGTAAAATGTTAGCACCCCCGCAAATCCGCTAATGATCAACTCGCCGCTAAGCTTTACAAACAGCTCAGCCAGTGGTAACGGCTTACGTGATTTATTCAAACGCCGGATAAACGCTACTAAGCCGCCGGATAATGCTAGTAAAAACACCCACAGGTACGTGAGTGCGCTATAAGTAGTTGGGTCCTTACTGGGCATACACCCTCCTTAATTTTTTGGTAATAAAAAAACCCTCAAAAGAGGATTTTTTAAAAAGACAACCACTCGCCACCCAGTCCTATGAGGCTCAGAGCTGCTTTAGTTGTTAAAGATGCGGACGCAGCTCCATTTATTAACTCTCCTGATTTTGCAGTAACAATCAGCGTGTTTGCACTACTGTCTGTTTTGACAATAACAAGGACACGACCATAATCGGCACTTAAATTGCTCAGATCAACCGTTCGTGTGCCTCCTGTAGTATCAACAATAACAAGTCCTGTTGTTTTTAACGGTTTAATGTTGGATGATGTTATCTGAGCAGTATGTGCAAAACGACCGTGGTACTCATTACTCCCTGATGCTACTTTACATAGCCCCGTGTTACCTAGGTAGATATCTCCTTGATTTGGATTTAGAGTCAGCTTGTAACTATCACCGTAGCTTTGCATCGCTGCTGAGTAATTATAAGTACCTAAAGCTATACCAACATCTGGATAACCGGCATTAAGTGCAGCGTAAGTATTGGGGCTAAAGCTAACCTCTGACATATCTCTACCGTAAACAGCATACGGTCTATTAAGCTGCTTTACAGTAGCGCTTGAGATAGCGTTGCGCTTAATATTAGCAGTAGCTTTAGTCTTGTCAGCCGCATTAGCAAGTAGCATATCTGTTATCTGCACATTTGTGCCGACCTCGGGCACTGTAGACACTCCATTGCGTACCCAACGCTCTTTATAAGTAAAGCTCTTGATATTATCAACAAATAAGATGCCTTTGCCGTCTCGATTTTCAGCACCTGTATTGTTGATAACACAATTAATAACGCTTGCTGATGATAGAGAACGTAGTGTAGGTGGCTTAATGTATACGTGATAATCGTCAACACTATCTATGCAGTTACCCTCAAAAAAGCATTGGTTAGTTTCGACTGTATAACAGTCATCTACACGCAATCCGCTGCGATTACTAAACTGCGATGCTACGTCTTGCATGATAACTTCAGCTGATACGCTGTTAATGTAGACACTATGACTGGCGGCAGCATCATAGCGTCCTCCATAGATATGTAGGCCGCCAGTGGCAGTTCCGCCGTAAATGTTATGGCGCTTTGCTCTCAACCCCATACACTGCTCTATTTTGTGCGTCCAAGTCTCACTAAATACAAAGTTGTCGTAAAAATCCTCTACAACAACATCAAACATATAACAGTTGCGTATTGTCTTAGATTGTTGTATCCCAATATTACCCTCAACACCACTGCCTTTATTGCTAATCTTAAAGCCTGTCAAGTGTATATTCGCTAGCCAAGCTATGGTGTCTGGCGTTTTAAAACCAACTCCATTGTGATGGATATTAAACAGCGCAGAGCCACTACCCGATCCTTGCATCTGCACAGAGTTTGCTAAAATCACTGTATCTGTAAGCTTGTAAGTGCCGGACGGTATAATTACTGTTGCAGCCACCGTATTAATACTAAGTTTGGCTGTCTGCACAACAGTTGACGCATAGAGTATGGCATTTTGGATAGCAGCAGTGTCATCTGCAACCCCATCACCTTTTGCGCCAAAATCTTTTACAGATATAATGTCTGCGTTTTTTTCCGATTGAGTGCGAGCGACAGCATCGGGATGAGTTAGTCGAGTGCTAATACTGTCATCTGAGTTTGTCTTGCTCATACGTGACTTATAAAAAACTTTAACTCCGTATTGGTCTAACACTTTGACACTATACTCAAGCTCTTTTGCATAAATCTCAATCATGTCGCCATTAGCATTTAAAAAGCCACCTTTTGAGCGTACTGGCTGCATAGCTGGTATTGTCAAAGCCTCGTCATAATAAATATTAATTGGGTAAAATTCGGGGTCTTTGTCGGGTTCTCCAAAAAATACACGACCGTAATCTAACGGTCGACCAGCAGCATCACCGATGTATAAATGGGGCTGCACAGCTAAAGAGGTGCGTACTGACATTTTCTTTGCTCCATAAAAAAAGCCCAGCACGATGGCTGAGCGATAGGTATTAAAAAACCCCAACTATTGCTAGTCGGGGTATTTAAAGTAGTTTGTTTGGGTTAAGGGGTTAGATTTTCTTTAAGCCTACCATTAAATAAAGAGATTGGATTTACTGACGCAAAAACAAGATACTGTACAACTAAGCTGGGGATGCCAAAAACAAACAAAACCGCACTAGCCGAATCAACGCTAAAGTTTTCGATAAAGAAAGCAAAAATTGTCATACAGATAGTAAGCATCCACACTACCTGTAATAACCTAATTAAAAATAACCTAAAGTTTTCCATGCTGTCGCCTTTTTTAGTAATAAACTAAATATATCAAAAGGTAGGCTTCAATGCATTATCTTCATACTGATTAGCGCCTTGGGTAATCATCGTTAACACGTCAGCATTGTTCATAGCTGCTTTTCGAGCTTTTACTGGCAGAGATTTGACGTATGATTTCCAAGCGTCAGTTTTGACCAATTTCTTTTGCAGAACCTTAATTTTAGTCTCGTTTGGTTTGGGTTTTTCGAACTCATCAATGATCATCTTCATTTCGTCAGTGCTAATCACGCGATTAACTAGCTGCTCATTGGCATTGCGATACGTCTTAGCGCGATCCGGACTTAATGATTGATTGTAATCAGCACGAGACTGACGCTCAAGCATAACACCTTTTATTTTTTGGTGCGCCATCTTTCCTGCAATTGCAGTGCCAGCTCCAACAATACCGCCGATTCCAGTCATTGCTCCACCGATTGCGCCAACTGTGCCAGCGGCAATATTTTCAGGGCTGTTCCAGTCGTCAATATTTCTCGCCGTGGTCGCTGTGCCAGATGGGTTGGGATCTTGGTGCTGTAAGATATTCCGGCCAGCGATATATGTGTCTAGCTTTTTAGCAACATCATCGCCAAATATATCAGCCGCCTTATATGATCCATCGTCATTTGGGCGACGATACTGCATATACTCTTTATTAACTGACTTAAGCCCACCCTTACCCAGTATGGTTTCAGCTATGGCCGCTTGTATCTCGGCCTTAGCGCGTTTACCCTTTGGCTTGATCTCATCAGGTAAATTATCAAGGAGGCCGTAAATATGGTTAAATTGAGCACCATCCTTGGCTGCCAATTGCTGTAAGCTTCGACCAACTTGCTCAGGTGATACTTTACGATTAATGCCGTCTACGTCCAGTATCTTAGCGATTCCCTTGGGATTTTCAAATGTCTCTTTGTACTGGCGGTAACGTTTACGTGCATCAAGATAAGCATTGTCATCAAGCTTGCTAAATACACCCATGTCTACTGACTCATTAACTATACCAATAAGACTGGCGCTGTCGGGCGACCACTGGCTATTGATGTATTGGCGTAAACCCTCGGCTTGCTTTGCAGTCATAGGCTTAATTGAGCCGTCATCTTTGAGCAGGTCAAGCTCATTAAGATACGACTTAATACCGCGCCTTAACTGCTGATTTGATGCTTTGCCCTCCCACAGGCTATTGCGATCTAGAGTGTTGGCAAACTCTGTTAGCTCAATACCGCCTTTGCCATCCATGATCTCATCAGCTTTTGCATAATCCTCCTGAACCTTGCTTTTATACCAGTCTTTATATTCTTGCAGCGCGTCGATCACCACTTGACCACGGCTTTCGGGGCTTGCTCCAGCCCTTGCTCCGATGTCGTCTTCAATAATCGACTGAGCGTAGTCGTTCATGGTTTTATATTCGTCATCGAGCTGAGCGCGCATATCTCGACCAGCTTCAGTGTCGAGTTTTGATAAAGACTTCTCGGTTTCAAGCTGAGTTATATCACCTGTCACTGCACCTTTCCGCACTTTTTCATCGGGTAATCCTAGATCTTTTAAGACTTGTGCCCGTAGTCCTTGTACATCTATAGGTACGCCGCCAGTCTGAGGACGCGACTCATCAAGGTTTAGCAGATGATCAATAGGCACTACTGAGCTGCTAGGTGCATCAATATCAATGCGCGGTGCAGGGCTAGCCGCAGAGTTTGTGTCAATTATTCGCGGCCTAGTGTTGATATTGTTGATAGCTCGACTGGTATTGAGTGACTGACTATCTAACCCGTCTAAATTAGCTCGTACATTATCTATAGACCCAGTAGTTCTGGCCGTAGCTTGTTGGTATATCTCTAGGGGTGTTAGTTGGCGTGGTGGTGCATCAATTTGAGCACGGTTAACACCACCAATTAATCCATCATCACTGCTTCTAGCAGCTCTAACTACTGCGTCATTTGCGTCGGGTCTAAGTACACTATTATCACCTGCACGTCTTACTGATTCGTCATGTGATGCAGCCCTGCCCTTTTTACCTTTGAGTGGAGATATCATGCCTAATGCGTTTAGTGCTGTTTGAGTGCCTGCGCCAACTACAGGACTGCCTGTAGTATCGTAAGCTGCGTCACCGGCAATGACAATGGCATCATCAACGATCCCCAACACATCAAGTATTTTGCCGCCAGTATTTGTACGTGGAGTGGCGGCAGATTTTAGAATGCGGCTTGGTGTCGTATTATCATAATTACTAACACCATTGTTATAACCTTCAACGATACTATTGCCGTTAACTGCCGCTCTCCCTATACCACCTATGCCAGCCATACCTTGCATAGCCATATCTAGCATACCACCGCCCACAGCTAGTGCAGCATCAGCCGTGCCGCCAATATTAGCAAGGCCACCATTGTCAAAAACATTATCAATACCTTGCTGTGCAGCAGCTTTGATTTTATCGCCCGATCGACCAATAAAACCTTTAGGTTTTGGCTTTTGCAGCTTAAAGCCTGTTGGGATTTTTGCAATCCCAGCTTTCACATCAGCCTCAAGCTCTGCTTGTTGTAGCTGGTTTAATTTACCGTCATTGTAAGCCATTACTACAGATAACGGGAGTTCTTCGCCCTTTTTTGCCGATGGCTGAGGACTGGATTTTATCTTGCCGCCTTTAGGCATCGATACCACTCCTGCTTTAACATCAGATTCATATTGAGCTTTTTGTACTGCGTTCATTTTTCCATCTTTGTATGCACGATATAGCTTTACTTTTTGCGTGTTTGTTAGGCTCATCGGCCCAGCCCCCTGTGTAGATACTATACCGCCTAACTGTTTATAGTAATTATCTCGTTTAGCGTGGTGCTTTGATACTTGTTTTCCTAGCACAGCGCTGCCATCATAATCCCATGCAATAAAATTGCGGCCAAGGACGTTTTCAGCAGTTCTGTAATCAACATTGGGATTGTCAAGAAACAAGCGCTTCGTTTTAGCGAAGCGCTTGTTTGTCTTAATCTCATTAACAAGATAACTAGCCATTTCATTTAAAGCAGCTTGGCTTGGTACAATACTACCTTTTGAGATAAGACCTTTTTTCTTTAATCGACTATCAAGTCCAGCTGCTCTTGACCCCTGCCAACTAATCATGCCTAGATTTATTTTCCCATTTGCCTCATCTACATGACGGCCAAACAAATATTGCGGCTGAAAGTCATTTTCTCGACCCACTTCTGCTGTTAAGGCTTTAGCTTGGTTGACTGACAAGCCGTTATTGATAAATGCTTGATAGACGTTCCGCATCCAACTCATGATAATTACCTTAATTTAATACTGACATGTAAGAGCGACCTGCGATAGAGCCTGTGTTATTTTGTGATGCTTCACTAATTAAATCTTTATATTTGGTTTGTAGGCGCTTGTCTGCTCTACTCATATAATCATGCACTAATAACAAATTTTGCTTCAATGTTTTTTCATCCATATCCAAACTAAGATTACTAATAGACGCTTCTAATTTTGCACCTTCAGCCTCTGTTAAAGCTCCCAATCCTCGCATTTGACTTACTTGAGCTAAAAAGACTTGACTTTTAAGAGTCTGTAAATCCTTCTCAAATTCTTTAGACTTCGGCCTAAATGTAGGAAGTTTACTATCTATAACTCCCACAGCCTTATTCATGCCCTTTGTGTTATTTAAAAGTCGTGACACAGTCGCTTTAGCAACAGACAGGCTTTCTTTTGAGTTTTCATAGTCAGCCAGCCTTTCTTGGTTTTTAATTTGTGTCTCAACTTGCTGTTTGCTTAATCCAGCTTCAAACATCGCTGATTTCTGCTCTAATTGAGCGAGCTGAATACCCAGTCTTTCACGCTGAATAGCATTACTTTCAGATTGTAATTGCAACTTAATCTGATTGATTTGATTTTGAACCTCTCTTTGCGCCTGATCGGCCTCAAAGTTTTTAGGTATATAATCTGCTTGAGTCTGCTTTAGACTAGCTCCTGCTGTTTTTTCACTGGCCGAAGCTGTCATTTCCGCTTGCTGATATGGCGTAAGCGCATCACGATTATTGGCCTGACTAATAGAGTCTTTTGCAGATGCTAGATTTTTAACTTCTGTAGACTTAATCTCATCTTTTCGGTAGGGCAAAAGTTCATCAATTTCTTTTGCTTCAGCTTCAACTTTAGCAATCTCAGCCGGGGTTTTATCTTGAGCAACAAACGCATCAGAGTAAGCTTTATAGTTATCCGCCGCATCTTTAGGCGACATAACCGCATAGCCCATCGATAATGTGCCCAGCGCTGCTTCAGGTGACATTTCAATAAACTTGGCCATGTCTTCAGCTTCTTTGGCTTTACTTTCATCACCCATATTTCTATGGGCTTCAGCTTTGGCCTTTAGATCATTAATGGCAAGCTCAGGTTTGCCGCTTCTGATAGCTGAGATATAACGACTTGAGTCTGCTAATATCGCTTGGCGCTCTTTTTCATTCATTTGCTCGTAAGCTGACTGCACACCTTTAATCGCAGGCATATCGGCATAGCGACCGATAAATCCTCGCATATCATCCATATTGCTAAAATCAAGCTGATCAACTTCGTCGTACATCTGCATTTGACGCTGTTGCTGCGCTCGCAATAATTCATTCTCATCTTGTATGCGATTGTTGGCCAACTCGTTATGTTGATTAGTTAAATCATTACTGCGTAGACCTTGCACTGCATTCATACCGCCAAAAAACGAATCAAAAGGCGATTTATTGTCGAGTAGATAGTTAATTGGTTGCATTAAAACCACCCCTGTTGTTGACCGATTTGACCAATAGCACCAGCGCCTTGAAATAATCCGTTAAGCATATTTTGATTAGCTTGACCTCGTGCAAGTTGATATCCTGCCTGTGCCTGACCAATACCATTTAACTGATTACCGACTGCTGCGGCTGTCTGTAACCCTGCATTACCAACACCTGCGGCAGCATTCGCACCCATGCCTGTAAGTGCTGCTAGGTTTTGGTTTTGGTTCATGACGTTTGCATACAGCATGTTTGAGCGATTATCAGCCAATGCCTCTTGTATATTGCCACCTCGCAATCCACCTGTAGCAGCGGCATTTTGACGTATCGCATCTTCGGCTTGCTGATATTGAGACTTAAAAAACGGGCTGTTCTCAATGCTGGCTATGGCTTGTTGCTGTGCAGGATTGCCATTAAGTCCAAGTAGGTCTTGCTGCCCAGTTAACGCCTGATTACCGGCCGTCACATACGGATTAAGTAGTTTTTGCATCGCATCAAACTGGCGCTGTTGTTCTGCGATTGCTTCGCGGCTCATGCCTTGCTGTGCGCTTGACGCTGCTTGCGCGGCTTTGCGCTGACTGCGACCACCCAATACACCGCCAATGATGCTCGCACCTGCGCCTAATAATGCTCCAAACATAACTTACTCCGTAATCTCAACAACCGTTAGTAGTACATTTAAACCCTCACCTATCATGGTCAGCGCCTCTGTCTTTTTAATCTGTTGGTTAAAAAGCTGACTAATAACCTCAGTCGCATTCGGTGTGACCGTCTTTTTAACGTACTGCTTGTCGCCCAAACTGATTACTAAGTCAATATTGGCTTCGGTTGGATTGTGGACTGTCAGCGCTCGGATTTGAGCGTCTACGTTTGTCTGATAGACAGTGTTGTCATCAGCCACTAGGGTTACGTTATTAGCTTGCTTATTAATAAATTTCATACAGTCACCAGATAATTAGTTTCGTCATGCGGTAAATTAACAGGGTTTAAGTTAAAAGATGACTCAATCGGCACGCCTACCGCCTGTAAATAAGGGGTTTGCTCTTGCGCGACTTGATGAGCAATGATCGTTGCTTGTATTGTCTGCGCCATCACCTCGGCAATTGAGTCAAAAATCACTTTGATTTCAGCGGGATTTTGCTCAAAAACTTGTGACTGCATACCTTCAAACGCTTTGATAGCTTGAGGGTCGTTGCCTGTTATTTTTGCTAAAGTGGCTCTTGGTAGCTTTAATCGCTTATTATCCGCCATTACCAAAGCCCTCCACGTCAATCTCAACCGCTGTAAATGATGCTAGCGAGTCATCACAACCACGGAAGCGTAAGCCTACCATCTGCTGAAACTTACCCACGGCTCTAAGCCATACAATGCGCTTGCTGTAGTGTCCACGCATACCTTGGCTTTGCAGCCGCTCATTGGACCATCTCAGGCCATCTTTGGTGTAGCTTAAAAATACTTGCGGATTGGACATGTCATTAACACGGCCAGTTAATCCAACCAATTCAACTGATTTGATTTGACCAGATTGTCCGCCGTTATAGATAAAAGTGGTCTGTATCTGCCAAGTGACTGGCTTGCCATAGTGACTACTCAGCTTGTTGTCTAAGACACCAATACGTCCATCGATGCGATCTCCTACTATCCAGCGGTTATAACACCAAACGTGGTTAATCGCTCGATATGCGCCCTTGCCATCCGTAGACGATGACAACTCAAACCAAATTGGCTGCTGCATTACCTGAGATGCTGCAAAGTCATACACCATTGTTTTATCAGGCAAATGCAAGTACAAATGCTGGTGCATGTCTTGTTCTTTTGATTCCAGCACAACCTCAGATAATTGAGCATCTGTATAATCAGCTAAAATGCGCTCAATCTCTCGAGTAGCGACCTTAGATAAGCCGCCATTAGCGCCAAGGTACACACTGCATGGCTGATTCTTTCCGCTGCCAACAAAAGCAAAGCTTCCGGCAAACTGACACTTGGCACTTGTACCAATCAGTCCTTTGGTCATCATTGCGCCATCGATTCGACTAAACGCAAACCCTGCGCCGCCTGTGTTGTCAAAAACTTCTATGGTATAGCGGTTAAAGACGCATAGCTCGTTACGCACTTTAAGCAAGCCAATAATAGGGTCAGGATCAGCCTCAGACGAGCCGTATTTAGTTGGACTAACTTTGGTAGGGTCGTTAAGTTCAGTCTGTACGACATATTCACCATCAGTAGTGACAAAATAGCCGTCAATCCACTCTGCATCTACGACACGGCCTAGATTCGTATTAGTCACTTGTGACAGCGTATTACCTTGCAAATAGTAGAGATTGCCGCCGCCTGCAATGGCCAATCGGTCAAACGAGTAAGCAAACGTGCATTGATTGCTACCAGAGATTGCTCCAATAGCAGTGCATTGTCCATGCTCTGTAACTCGATAGAGAGTACTGCCAATTACTCGATAACAGACATCTTTCCAATTGATGCCACCTCTATCTACACCCGACCGACTCGCACCACATAGCAGCTTGATACCATCAGCCTTGCGTAGATAGCCCGCGCTAATGCCGTTTTGTTTTGGCACTGGCACAAGATTAAGCGGATATGACGTGCGATAGTCAGCCGTCATGTCAGTGTAAATGCCATTAACTATGGGTATTTGCATATCACCACCACCTAACTTTATTACCCGAACCAAACTGCCAAGTTTTTGTAGCACTTACCGCATCAGGTATCTTTTGATAGCGAGTCAGCAGAGCGTTGTAAGCGTCGTCGGCTTGATTGACAAGCAGAGGCGGCGGCACTTTGCCATACAGACTACAGATTCGCAGCGCAAGCTTATGAGCGATGCCTGAGACAGCATCTCGCTTGATGCCCGCCTCGTCGCCCAGGTAGCTATCGACCATATCAGACACGATATAGCCAAAATGGCAATTGTCAGTCTGAATCTCAGCCATCAAGTCATCGAGCGTCTGTACAATGTCTTGCTCATCCTCTGGCGAATCATCAAGCTCATAGCCAGACATGGCTAAAAGCTTAAAAGCTCGGTCAACTATGTCTCGCTTAGTGATCATGATTTACTCGCTGTCTTGTGCTTTTTGGACTAAATCTGACTTGCTATCACGTGCTTTATACTCAACTTTCCGCTGGTCTAATAGCGCTCGCAGCTCATCAGCGGTCATCTCGTCATAAGAGACCTTGCCATCGCCGTCGGTGTCTTTAGCGGTCTCATAGATGGCCAGCTTATCTTTCAGATCTTTAACCTTCACCTCATAACCTGCAATCTCAGTTAACGCAGTGGATAGCTGCAATTCAAGTTCTTTGTGGCGCTCTTTTAGTTCTTTGTTTTCAGTTTTTAGCTGTTCAACGTGTTCTTTAAGCTGTAGCTCACCGACAGCGGTTCCTAGCGCTTTGTTTTGAGCCTTGAGCTTTTGACCTTCGATTTCATCAATCACAGGCTGTGGAGAATTGTGCCAACCGTCTGCTTTGGCTTTTTCAACCGCTTCAGCATCGGTAGGGTCGATAAGGTCGGTTCGCATCTCAACGCCCCAAACGTTTTCAATAGTGCCGCCAACTGCGCCTAGCGCTGCGTAAATCATCATTTTTGACATAGTGTTAGTCCTTATTTTTAGGCAATAAAAAAACCCCATAGTGGGGTTTTTTATTGCGTTTAACTTTAGCTTCTACCAAGATATTTTAATGCCACTTACTTCAGCTTTACTATTGTCATACTTCTAGCTTCTGCAGCTGATATTAATCGACTCATTATGCACTACTATTGATAAAACTCCGGTGTAGTGCATCGCACTACGTCATCAGCACTGCATACTATATGCTCAGCTATGGCGGTGTTAATTTTAGCCTGCGCTGACAAAAGCTCACTAAGACTTGCTTTACCCTGCTTGTTTAAGTTTTTACTATTTGCAGACATTAAAAAACTATGTTCGGCTACGATTTTAGCTAACTGCTGCGCCTCGGATTCGGTCAACTCAAACCTAACCACAATACTCATAAAAACCTCCAGTTTGTAAGGTTATTATAGCAAAATCTATCGCAATATGCGCCGTCCGTAGACAGCGCATATAACTATAAATCTCGGTAATTAATCTCTACTCAGGAATATCTAAAAACGCTAATGGGTTTTCCTTACGGTACTTGGCAACTGCGTTTCGCTTAGCTTGGTATGGCGTATCGCCTACACCCTCCATCACATCTTTGCCATCTGCTTTTATCATGCAGTAATGCAGACCTGTTTTAGCATCTTCACTCTTATCACCCACTGTTAATACTGGTTGTACCATTGGTTAACCTCCTAGCCTTGTTCAAATAGTTGAATGCCGCCCATTTCGGGGTTAAGTAGTGCTGTACCAAACACCACGTCATAGCGGCATTTGATGCTAAGGTCGTCAATGTCACCTTGGCGGCTGTAGTAAACCTCCAGGCCATTACTCAACCGCGCCTTAGTGGTATACCACCCATCACGAGGGTCAAGCCCTAATGTTGAAGGAACGATCTCTAAAGCATCTTTGACAAACAACGTATTGACGGCTGTGTCACGCTTGTTGAGCATGGTGATAGCAGCTCCGTTCGCAGGAGTGTCCGACACGTTTTGATATGCTTGCTCAGATGCTGTAGCAGCCGGATGGTTAGCTGCCACAATTGCAGGCACAACCTCAATACGTGAATCGGACTCAACACCAATCACACGAAACGTTTTTAGGTCGCCCGTGTTGGTTTTGTTTTTATCATGCACCGCATAAACGCCCGCGATGGTAAAGGCATCGCCCACCTTCCATGTGCCGCTAGTTTTAGCAACTGTTAACATCATACTACGGTTATCAACGTTGGTTTGGTTGCCATTGACCTCGTTTTTTTTGGTGGCAGTAGGGATGTGGCGCTGATTAGCAGCCGCAATAGTTGCGCCAGTGACAGTAGACGCGCTCAACCATACAGGTGAATCATCTTCATGTATGCTTACGCCTGCAATACGATTTACATAAGCTTCTTCGTAAGCGGTGGCGGTTTTGCCAATGAGATTTTGACGACTGGCTAAGTTGTCAGCCATATCAATCATTGCGGTAGATGAGTAAAAGCCCATGCGATTAGTGCCGCGAACGCCCAGACGGTCTAGCTTAGCCTTCATTGTTGCCACGTCACGGAAGCCTGTAGGCGCTCCAGCTCGTACATCAACGATTGATGAATAAAAAGCAGCTTCACGGCGTAAGGCATCATTAACCTTACTAGCCAACGTGATTTTCGCAGAATCGCCCCATTCTTTCATCGCGCTTTCATCGCGCAACTCGCTTGGATGCACGGAAAAAGGCACTGAGCGATTGCGATCAACACTAACAGGCGCAGCAAGCTCAGTTGGAGTGACAAAGTTGCCTTTTTGGTTTAGTCCTTCTTGTGATATGATTTGCTTAGGCATAGGCCGCCAGATAGTATCATTCCCGCGTAAAGCGACACGACCGCTAGGCAGTGGATAGACCTTAGCCGCCTGAGTGTAAACAAGCGCTTCTTCAAAGCCTTCGACCATATCATCAAAAGCTACAATCTCTTGCTTAGTTAATTTGCCAGTTCCAGCCATTTAGGCCTCCTTAAATTAAGATTTGTTACGAAGCGAGCGCTTGTAAGCGACGACTTTAGACCGGTCGCCAGTTTTTTCCGCTTGCGCTTCAAGTTTTGCTAATTGAGTATCGCCACCGCCTGCACCACCCGTTAATTCGTGGCTTGTAGGCTTTGGCTTGTTGGGGTTTCGTGATTTAGACTTAGTTTTAGATTGCGACATTTTTTGCTCCAAGAGTACGATTTGTTTAATAAATTGCGGCTCGTCAAGCTTTGACAGCTCTGCTAATTTATTAGGCGACTTGCCCAGCGTATAAGCCATCTTTGCAGGGTTGTCGCATAGCATCTTGAGCATGGCCTGCTTGACTTCAGGCAGCGTATCGATGACCACGCCCTCTACTTCATCGTAGTCATCGGCTTTGGTACGGATTGCATCTACATCAGCTTTATAACGCTCGTCATATTGCTGATATTTCTGCTGTTCTTGCTGCACCTTTTGCTCGTACTGCTGTTTTTCGGTATGCCAAGCAAGCAACTCTTGCTCAAAAGCGTCAGAGTCATAGTCAAAGTCTTCTAGTGTTGGCTTCTCGCGCAACACTGGCTGCTGACTATTGATTCCCACCTTGGCTTCAAGCTCTCGCTTCTGTCGCTCAAGCTCACGGTTCTTTTTCCGCAGGTCTTTGACCCACTGCGGGGCCTCCTGACCAGCGTAAGGGTCGCCGCCTTCGCCTTCTTCGTCGTCATCAAAAGAAAAACCCAGCTCATCATCGGCTGGGTCATCTTCTTCATCAGATTCGGCATCGGGTTCTTCACCGTCTTCGTCTGTATCATCGACATCATCGGGCAATTCGTCAGCTTCCGGCTCGGTCTCAGTAGCTTCCTCTTGTTCGTCGATATCGTCATACTCTACATTGTCGTCGTCATACTCACTCATTGTTATTACTCCTCAGATTATGGCATCTGGTCGCCGTTGTTAAAATTCGGGCATTAAAAAAGCCCCGCTCGAATGAGGGGGCTTTAATTAGATTTATTTAGTTACCGCAATTTTTGTGAGATTCGGCTTTTTGCAATCCAATTTTTTCAGTGTTTACAAAAGCTGCAACCAATAAAAGTAATGGTATTAATACAAGCCAATACAATTTTTCTAGGTTAATATTCATCGCATTAGCTCCTCAGGCGGCATTTGCTCTATATCAGGCATACCCGCTGGCGGCGCAGGCATTTCGCCCATGGGCGGCATCGGTGGAGGCGTCACCTCTTGCTTGATCTGCTGCTCACTCTGCATTTGAGATTGCTGCATGGCTTGCAAGATAGCCATCATCTGCTCCATCGTCTGCTGCACTTGCTGCTGCTCCTTTTGTATCTCAAACATCGTCTTAGCAGTATCAGCTCGTGTCTCGTCAACCTCGGCAAGTGTTTTTTGAACGTCAGCTTTAGCTTTCTCAGCATTAGCATGAGCTTTAGCGGCCTCTGCTTCCATCCATTGGTCTTGCGCTGATGGCGGTTGCTGACTGGCTGCTGCTTGAGCTGCTGCGAGTTCTTTTTGCTCCTCTTCGTTAGGCTCAACAATTTGCATGCTGATAAGATTCTTACGTGCCCATTTTCTGAGGTCTTGCAACCCTTCGCCTTCTTGGTTGGCCAAGATGGTATTGAGTAGTGCGGACTGCTGCTGTGGGTCGGTAATCATCGGCACTAAGTTGAGCAGACGCTTAATCGTCTTGTCTCGCTGAGTCGCAAACGCTTCGCCAACATCAACCGTTACTTTGTACGTGCCGCCTTGCAAGTCGTTTTCATACGCAAGTTTGCCGTCTTTGATGGTCGGCTTGTTGATGACAATATCAACATCTTGATCATCATGAGTCAAGCCCGTCATTTCACGCTGTTCTTCGTCGTAAATGGTTTTGGCCATTGATAGCCAAATCCGGCCAACATGCGCCATGGTCTTAGCAAAGTTATCAAGATAGATATAAGCCTGAGCGTCTACCTTATCCTGCACCATTTCGACCGCTTGCGTCGAGACGTTAGAGACTAGCTGCTCGCCGTTCGCTTGGTTGCCCGTCAGCTCGGCTATATCTTGCCCTGCTTTGTCAATCAAAGCGCCCATGGCTTGTGGTATCTGCGGCGACTTGGTGTAAGCCTGCGGCCCCACTGCGACCATGTTGCCATTGCCGTCCTTAGTTGGATTAATCGTGAGGTACGGCTTGCGCTTAACCTCTTTATTCGCCCAGATAAATTCATGACCTGCGATCTGTGCAGGTGTAAAGATAGGTATCTCATCTTGAGGGCGACTCGCCAAGTCAATCAAGCCTGACATCTTGACGTTATAAGCAATCTGAGCGTCACGAGACAGTCGAACGTGCCCTTGAGTGACCTCGCGACCACTGATATACATGCGCTTGCCATAAAACGGTGCTATTGGCAGATAGTCGCCCGCTATGACGCCTAGTTTCTCAATAATGCCGCTACCGTCGAGCACATAGCCTTTAACTACTCGGCGCTTGATTTTCTTTTCGAGAACAACCTCATAGCCTTGAGCCAACAACGAATCAAGCTCTTGTTCAAACTCTGCAACTTCTTCGGCGTCTTTTTTATTTGGCACATCAAGCGTTACAGGGTCGGCGTGCTCATGCTCAAGCTTGATAATATCGACTTTGTTTTCTGTTAATTCGTAGTGTTCAGCAACTTTGATACTGTCACCATTTCGCCAATCAAATCGCATACCTTGCAAATTGTCAAAACTGCATGGCTCTTTGTGATACTTTGCTTCAAAAGCTGATTTACTCATTGATGTGACGATTGTCACATGATTAGCATCCGCCTTGTCGTAGCGCTTAGCGTTTGCATCCCAATAGACGCAAGTGTCAGCTTCAAAGATGGGTTTGATTCTGATTCTCTGATGATCATCTTCATCACTATATTCATCTTCATACTCAGCTTTAAGCATGACCGCACTAATTCCGCCACTGATTCCTTCAAAAAAAGCAGTACTGTAAGCTTCATCGGCGTTACTATCTCGCTCGTCAGCCCTAAAGAGGTTTTGCAGTGTCTCGGCAGTGTCAGCATCGGCAATATGGTTTTTCGGGCGAAACTCTACAGTAAATCGGTTTTTAGCCCATTCGTTGTAGATGCGGATAACACTAAGTTGGATTTTATTAAACTCGAACTTTGGTCGGCCCTCGAATTGACGCCCAATGTCACCATCCCACTGAGCACCTGAAACAAAGCAGAATCGGCGGTCATCGTAAGATTCTTTTTGGTTCTCTTGTGACTGATCAAAGTCTACATCAATGCGCTCTAGCAAGCGCTGGTGTAAGTCTGTTTGCTTGCTCATATTGATTACCAATAACTTGTTACTGTGGGGATGGGTTGTGGTGGCAGGTCGTCTTGGTTGTGATTGGTTAGCTTGTCAGACACAATGCACAAGTATCTAAATGCATCAGCTCCATGGCTGTATTCATCATGAACAGGTCGGCTTGGCTCCCCTGTGGATTTGCTGACATGCCTACGGTATCGCTTTAAGCACTCCACAAGTCGCATAACGCCCTCGGATTCTTTATTGAAGTAAATGCGAGGGAACACCTCACGACCTCGACGAATCCCCGCCTCAACCTCCATGTTTGGTATTTGAGCCACATTACGCCCTAGCAACCTCATAACCTCAGCGTCAGACTTTCCACTTTGATGACGCTTGGCAAAACCATCGTGTGGTAGCCAGTCATCACCCCAGTTATAGTTACGAGGTGCTACATCCTCAGTTACATAGCTAACTAACGTGCGCCTGTTATCCTCAATTGCATCAATAATTCGCACTTCTGACGCAAGGCGCTGTGCAAACAAGATAAACATTGAGTCATTAAACCCTAAGTCCCAGATCGTATGTACTTTAAGCATGGGGTCATAAGGGAGTAGAGTTACACGACCTTTAGCTTCCGCGTCTGCAATCTCATTGAAATAAATAGCACCCTCAACGGCTGGCATACACTTACCCTCCCAGATATGTTCGTACTCAGCCTTTGATAGCGCAGCCTTAGCTTCTAGACGCTCATTGTTAAGCACTTCGGGAAACCACGGATTATCATACCAATTGACATCAATAGTAATAACATCGCTACGGCCACTATTGGCTAAAACATGGATGGGGTCAGTATCTAGCTGTGGGTTGTAAGTCACCCAAATTTCTGAGCCTTTAGCACGGATTGTTGGCGCTAAAATCTTGAGTGACTTATCTGTGATTGCTTGTCCTTCTTCAATCCAACAGATATCCACGCCCTCAAAGGACTTGATACTATCAACGGTCTGGTCACTTAGGCCGCTAAAGTAGATTCGAGTACCGTTTTTACCTCTGATTTCAGTCTCTAATACATTATAGAAGCCACCAAGCCCTAGCGCTGTCACTTGGTCTTTTAAAAGCTGGTGTACTGACTGCTTGATTGACTTTTGAACCTCACGAGTGCACAAGATGCGCTTAGGGCTTTGGCCGCCGATTAATAAGAGTTTGCGCGCTACCGTCCAAGACTTAGCGCTACCTCGGCCACCACGGGCAAATTTATAGCGACTAGGCTTGTCAAATGCTGCAAACTTTTTGGGAAACGAGATAGCAACATCATTCATATTTAACCGTTATAGATGGAAACAGTTCAGCGCCATCCGCACCCGTATGCTCCACTTTGTCTTTAAACATCCCCAAGTGCCTTGCTACATTGTCTAGCGCTTTCATTCTGTCAGCTGTCGTAACCTCAATCCCAAATTTGGTAGCCTTGGCACCTTGGTAGACCAATTTAGCAGCAGGCGATAATTTAGTGGTGTCAGCGATATGCACATAAGGTGCGCCCTCGCCTTTGCATTTTGGGCAATCAGGGTCAGGCGCTTCATTTGGATTGACTACCGCCGTCTCATCTTCATCGGTCAATGCTCCGCCCCAACACCAGCCACATGCCACACGCTTAACGCTAGACAGCTCGTTATAATCAGCCGTAGCAATCTGCCACCACTGCCACAAAACATTGTCTGCGTCGATGCGTAAGCGCTCTTTACGCTCAGCAATAGCGCCATCAATTGCTTGCTGTATATGCGGCATCTGTAGCAGCTTCCACGCTTGCTGGTCAGCGGTCTTTGCGCTAAATCCTGCGTCACGTGCTGCACGGCCGCCGTTAAAGTCTTTGATATACTCAAGCACAAAAAGTGCTTGCTTAGCAGTAAGCTTTTTAGACTGTGACATGCTTACCTCCTAAGCTGTAGACGTAAAAAGCCCGCTCAATGGCGGGGCTGTGGAATTTGCTATAGATTGTCTATAGCATCTGTAATGCGCTGACTCAACACCGAGTGATAGGCTTTCATGTGCTCGTATTGGTCATCAAGTAACCGCCATTGCGTATCATCAATGAATTCAGGCTGTCCTTTGTCTAAAAACTCAATCAATTTCACCAACCTAGCTTTCAGCTCTTTCTTTTCAACAATCATGCGCTGTAGGTGCTCTGGCATTTCTATTTGTGTTGTCATATCAAGTCCTAGACGTAAAAAAGCCCACATCGTGAGATATGGGCAATGGTTGTTTTTAGTGCTTAATAAAAAATATCTGCCCTGCTCTGGCTAAGTGCGGTTGCATCCCGTTAAGGCTCGCCGCAGACATTTAAGACACAAAAAAAGGCAATTAGAATTAACTAATCACCTTTCCGCTGCGGATGCAGACATCATATCATATTTATACACGTTACTTCGGTCAAAGTCAATAAAAAAGCCCTCAATCTACGTCAAGCTCTAATAGCAATTGCCATTTATCATGTGGCATTGGCTGTTCTCCATTTTCCCATCTGCGCACCTGTCGGTTACCAGCGACGCCGACTATTTTAGCTACTTGCTCTTGAGTAAGTCTCAACCGTTGACGCAACTGTTTAAGATTAGCAGGAGTATAGCCTAGCTCATGTATCGACTTTGACAGCAAGTAAGGTAATATCGCTGCCAGCTCATCGTTATGCATCTGAGTATAGCGACGGTTGTCAGGCGGTAATGTCCAGCTGCCAACCCTGCTATTAGATAAAGGCAGGCCCGACTCTTTAACGATCTCTTTGACTTGCTTAATATCGATATTTAGCTGCTGCATGATGATTTTTAACAAATCATTTGCAGTTACACTGTCAACATCATCTAGCAGCATCAAATCAGCTGCTTTAGCATGCAGCAATCGATCATCATTTAGCAGTGCCACTTTTTTAGACTTGTTATCATACTCTCTGCATGCGGCTCGATACGCTGACCATGCCACATGCTCATTATCAGTGATAAAGTATTGCTGATTATTAATATTGACTTGGTACATGATATTTTTGAGATAGTTGATGATGTTGCCAAGTTTAGCATATCTCATGATAGACCTCGCCACTCATCTACTAAATCCGCCCACCACTGCATCAGCTCTCTACGCTGCTCTATCATCTTCGCATGATTGTAGACGCCTTTTGTGCCCTTAACACTATGAGACAAAGACAGCTCGATAGCATCAGATAAAAAGCTCGCATCATGCGCCCTGGTGCTAAATATGTGTCTAAAACCGTGCATTGTCTGACGCTTCTCATAGCCAGCTACTCTAATCAGATAAAGCGGCGACCAAGGGTCGATGGGTTTTAGGCCTTTTACTGTATGATTGGAGGTAAATGCCCAAGGTGAGTCTATTCGGTCAAACTCCGTTTTAATCAAGCGCAGAGACTGATCAGACAGCGGCATAATCTGTTTAGACCGAGTTTTCGCCCGCTCAGCGGGTATTGTCCAAATACCACTCTCTAAATCAAACTCCTTTCGCTTAGCTAAAACACCCTCGCTACGTCGAGCTGCTGTATAGACTAAAAACCAGAATGCCGCATTGTTACCAGGACTTATTCTCTTCATGCGGTTTATTTCTGATAAGAGTAATGCTAAATCTGCGTCACTGTCTAAATGTGCAAAATGCTGATATTTATGACGTTTTAGATAGCGCTTGAGTCCATATGCTGGGTTATTATTTAAATAGCCCATAATACCCGCATAAACAAAAATCTCATTGCAGCGTCCGCACATGCGACCAGCTCGATAAGTTGATACTTTCTCTAGCTTCTTTAGCGTATCTAACATCATCTTTGGAGTGATGTCGATTATATCTATATGCCCGATAAGCGGATACAAGTGATCATTTAGATCCTGATTTATAGCACATATCGCTCCGTCACTAACCGTGGTGGCGTGTACATCACGCCACTCTCTAGCTAATTCAATAAATTTCACATGGGACTCCTGCCCCCGCGGGGCGTTGGTCGGTTAATATTTTGTTATAAAGTGTTCGTAGAGATTATTAGACTTCCTTTTGTTCAGTGTATGCAAACGCTTCAGCATCTTTAAATGAGACTGTTAGCTGACCATTTTTCAAGTCAAAGTAGTAATACCCTTGCGCGTAATACTCACCACTTTTTCTATTCTCAATCGTGTTTTTAGTCGAGCTACTAAAATTAGTAGTCCATTGTAGGTCAGTAGCATCATATGCTATGCCGTTTTCTTCTAATTGTTGTTTAATGAGCTTTCGGGCATACGGTTTAATAACATCAACATACTCACCAGACACTAAATCCAATTCATGTATTAGATGGTTGTATTCTGCACTCTCGCTAAATGCTTCGTTTTTTGACTTTAAAGACCATCCGCCCATGATGTTATTTTCATAGCTTGACAACTTGCGCTTTAAGCCGACGATATTAACTTCCTCAAGCCAGTGAGCATGTTTTGTATGGGTGTAAAGGGTGTTGCTGGTTAGATAGGTTTTAGTGTTTGACATTTTTGACTCCTGCCTTACTAGGCGTAGGTTTAAATTCTATTGGATGGGCAGTTTAAGGACTTGCTCAGGTCTAGTAATTATTTAGTTAAGACTTCTTCAATTTTTTCTTCTACGTAATCCAGCCATTCAGCATAGCCATAGTCTAATAAATCACAATCATCTGTATATAACTCATCGTCAGAGCGAGTTTCATAACCACTGACTGTTAATATCCGTTTTAAACTGTTGTCATCACGCTCCAACCAACTATTATCTGATGCTTCGTGGTTAGTAGTGATCTCGCCATCATTTAAATCCAAGTACAACTTATAACTTATAACTTGTACCATCATAATATTTGCCTGATGCAATACCGATAAAGAACTCATTTAAAGTATTAGCGTTGTCATCACGGTTGATTAGCTCGTTAGCGTCAAATTTGGTTTTCATGATTTGAACTCCTGCCCTACAGGGCGTTGGTTGGTTTAATATGTCAGCGTTATCGCTCAACATGGGTATATAATAGGTCTTTTTAAGTCCTATGTCAACACTCAAACCAAATTAATTTAAAATAAAAAAGAGGCCTAAGCCTCCTCTTTAATCAATAACTCAATAACCTGCTCAGCCTCATCTACCAACTTTTTACAGTGCTTGTCGCACATCTTTTGTCCTGCTTTATCTCCACCTCGTTTATACTCCGGCAGTTCTCGAGTAAGCTTAGCGGCTAGTCGGTTGTAGCTGTAGCCGTACAAATACTTGAGCTTGAGCAGTCTATAAGACCAGCGACCATGTACTTTGAGATATGACATTGCGTGCTCGACATCAAGCATATCGCTATCATAATCAACCGAGACGCCCCTCCCCGGCGACGGCAGTATCATAGCCCATGCTGACTTGTAGCCGACGTTAGTAAAGCTTTGGCTGCTACCACGACTCGCCCATCGCCCCCAAGCCGTAAGCAACTCTTTAATATTTAAATTATCAATCATTAGTGCTTAAACCTTAACTTTTCTAAACTTACTTGGCGAATGGTGAATTTTGTTCATGTCTATTTATCGCTTCTTCAAACTTTGCTACCAAGACAAATATAAAAATCAAACTAATATGTGCCGTCAGTATTACTGCTAGAAATATCCGCAGAGCCTCAATATCACTCACACCAATTCCTCCACCGTATAATTTTGCTCAAACCGTTTTTTACTCATCGTCAACGTCTCTTTACTCCTAAAGTTATAAAACTCTATTTTGCGATTTAAGAGTGTTTTATAGCCTGTCGCTACTATCACACCATTTTTATTTTTTATCGCTAAAGCTGGCTTAAATTGACCCGTATATGACGTTTTTTTCATGCACTCAACCATGTTGTCTAATACTCACCTTTAACAATCTTAATAGTCTTTTTCAATGCGGCCAGCTCGCCTTGTGCCTTAACTCTGCTTTTATACTCCTCTTCTAAATTTTGCCGGAGTCGTTCCATTTCTTGACCATGATATTTTTTTACCTGTGCGCGAGTTTTTGACCATGCTTTTTTTTCGGCTAACCTAACGCGGCGATGCAACGTATAATCATCATTGAGATACATGCGCATATATTTAATAAACTCACCTCTTTCGGGTATTAAAAATATATGCAAAAACCCTATATAAATCTTGGTGTAATGAGGGTCGCCTCTCTTCTCGCAGAAAGCCCAATCTTTTTGACACTTAAATGCAAACTTGCCTAGTTTTATTAAAATCATCACTCACCCCTCACCCTCTCAAAATCCTGCATAAATACAAACTTACGCAACGTGTTTAATGTCTTACTAGCTGTCTGATATGTGACAAGCTCGTTTGATTGCCAGATGACACGGACCAATTCGCCCGTGTCTTTTTTTTGCCAATGTCCAAATTCGATAGTCATTACTCTATCTCACAGATAATCAAATCAACGCGTCCACCTTTGACAACTTCGCCGCGCTTGGTTAGCAGCTCTACCACTTGCTTGTCATCGACAATAAAGCGAGCTTCTTCCAAGGCGTCCAAGATTAGCTTGTTGCGGTTATCTGTATCTGATGTTCGCTTATTAGCTGGATGGATAACTATTTCGACCGCTATGGGCTTCTGTGAGGGTTTTTTAGGTGCATATGGTGCTAGTGACTGGTAAGCGGTTCTTTTGAACTCTCTTGACGCTTCTGTGAGCGTTACACCACCTCCACGAGTGCGTTTTGTGTAGTGGTTGACGCTTGGCGGCATGGCTGGGATAGATACTTCTGCCAAAAGGTTTAATCTGCTCATTTTTATCTCATCTTAATTAAATCGAATTAAATCGATTAGTGAGACACTATTGTCTGCACTTATAACCCTTTATTTATAAGGCTTTAATATATTGTTGCAGACAAAAAGGGGGGTATACCTATATATTTTAAGTGGTGTGTATAGCGTCTCATGTCTGCAACAATGCTATAAGACCCATGCTTATTAAGTTATAAATGCAGACAAGGCGTCTGCAACAATGTCTCATCTGTCTGCAACAATGGCGGCTAACCCACCTCCATGATGGTTTCGTCAAAATTCTCTGGGCAAATATAAGCCACACGTTTGCGACCACGGCCAGATACTGACGGGATAGCAACTTGCATAATGCGAGACTCGGATAGCAATGCTTTAAAAGCTTGCTCACGATCATTTGGACGACTGGCTGCAAACAGACGGCTATAAGTTGATAAGTCGCGCTCAGTCATGCCCTTACTGCCAGAGCGGCCAATTAATTCGTAGATATTTAGATAGAGGCGGTGGAACTCGCCGTCAGCAACCCTGGTCGCCGCACTATCCATGAACCGCTGACCGTAGAACGTCACATAATCAACGCACCATCCTGCTATCTCAGCGTTAACGATTGGGTCTTTTGAGTTTTCACAAACTGCCAATGCGGTGGCCAGTCTCATAGAGTTTTCAACCCAGCGGCGAGTTAGATCAGGTAGCGTAAACTTTCCTTCTTCTTCCGCTTCTGCCAGTGCGTCAAATAGGCCATCAAAGATCATCATGGCCGCGTCGTCTATAGCTACGATGGTAGGCACTGGTGTTACATCATAAGCAGCTTCAATACCGCTTAAATCTGTACGGCTTTTAGGCTTAGGATGACGTATATCAAACGCCCATTCTTTTAGATGCTCTGGCACGGGCAAGCGTCTACTACGTTGGCGTGGTGCTTGCGGCTCCGACACTTCAACGACATGCAGGCGGTTTAAGAAACCATCTTCAATCTCAGCGGTGGTCAGGTTGTCAAATACCTGCCCACTGGTGGCCAGTCCTAGATTGGTAATAGCTGGGCAATGCACGACAACCTTTTTATCTTCAATGTTTTTACCCTTGGTAATGTCGCCCATGTTTGAATAGTTGCGAGGGATCATGTAACTGGTAGTCGACGAGTAAGCTTCGGTCAATGTGCTGAACGCTTCAGCCATTTGACCGTTAACTTGCTTGCGAGCCGTTTGCAGTTGCTTACCTACTTCGTCGGCAATCTGAATATGGCAAGGCGCACGGCAAAGCGCGGTAAATACTGCCCCTGCTGAGGTGTTACCGCTACCAGATAAGAGATGATCAAGTTTGGATTCGACTAAAAAAGATTGAATGGTAGTCTTAGCGTAGTTTTTACCAACGCCAGTATCAGCTAAGATCATAAAATACATAGAGCTTGTATTGGCTTCTTCACTGCGGTAGTTACGGCCTGCTAATACTGACGCTAGCGCCAATGTAGCCGCTATAGATATCTCACGTTGCGGCTGCCGGCTGTGACTCTCCATCCAGTGCATGACCTCGCTGAGCTGCGGCACTGGAATATCAAGCAGATGACTAGGTACGGCTTGCTTATTGCCATGCTTACTTAGCTTTACTGGTTCTGATATATCAATAGCTTGAGCGACCAAATTGCCTTGCTTGGTATTTATCCAGCCACTATCTTGAGCAAGCTTAAATAGCGTAGGCAGATCAACGCTTGATAAGCCTTTGTGCCTAAAACTGCGCCACACTCTATACTGATCATTTTGATCAAACTTATCGCTAGTCGCTGACCAATCACACCAAAGCTGATAAGCTCGCTTATCATTAGCGGCGTGTAGCGCCATACCCACTGTTAGCCACGTATCACGGTCATCGGCATTAATAAATGGTAAAGCCTCGACTACATCGTAATACTGATCATCTGTCATGCCGCTATTAATTGCAGCGTCACTATTATCGTCAACATAGGCTGCAGTCTGACTAAATGAGCGGATCCAGTCCGGCAGTGGTCCAGCTACAGCGCCCTCAAGCGGATTGCTTGACGCCTCCCAAATATATTCGCCACCACTAATATGGTTACTAGGCTCAGCGATGATATAACCGTTTAATTTAACGTCCACGCCTTTACCAAGCTTGCCGGGCAAGTTACCATCGGGGCGCAAAAATAAGCGGTGTTCACCATTGCCACCAGTTAGCTGCACCACGTCCGACTCAATAGGCCCGTAGACTGATTCAAGATCTTCAATGGTGTAGTCGCCACCGTTGCGCGGGTCAATATCAATCGCACAAAGGCCACTGCCAGCTAAGTAAATAGCAATATTGGCATCGGAATTGGTGGTCCACCACTGGGTAATGGCGGCTTTATCACTGGTCGCACTGTCTTGACCGCGAGGTGCGAGGCTTGAGATTGGGTGCTTGCCCGGCGACTTGCAGTCAGTACCACACGCACACACACCGTCAACAATCTGCCAGCAGGGGAATATCTGCCAGCCTAGTTCAGCGTATGCTAATGCAGTCTTAAGATTGTCTGATTGTGCTTGCAAATTATTATCACTCATGATTAAATTACCTTGTCTTCTACGACTAATTAAAGACACCGAAACCCCAGTCAGTTGCCTCTGATTGGGGTTTTTTATTTGTCTAGGTTTTTTATATTGACCTGTCCTACTGAGTAGATTGTCTTCTTAAAGCTTTTTTCCATCGCTGACACAATTGCTTTTTTAACTCTATCTTGCCAAGCGTCCAAGCGCTTACTGTCATCTGTATTTGGCTTAGTGGCTAATCTGCATTTGACTGGTGATGTGAAAAAATCACGACCTTTGTACTTGCAGTGAGCAATTGGCTGTCCGCGATTAAAATCAACGTCGATATCTACTCGCATATTAGTTAGCATTTACTAAATCCTTTCTTGTTAGCTCAGAACGTGGACTAAACATTCGGCGTACAAATTCAGGAGAGCCGTAAGCTTTACTGAGCATCACCGACATAATGTCAATCATCTCGCCCTCGCAATAAATCGCCTCAGCATCCACAAGCTTTATATCCATCACGGCGCACATAACGGCAAATAGCTCTAAGTCGCCCTTGCCTTCAGCCGTATCTTTAATGCGACTCATCTTGCTTTCGCTAATACCTACAGCTTCAGCTACTACGTTTTGACCATGATCTGCAAGACGCTGCAACAAAAAACGATGGTTATCCCGTGCTATTTCACGCGTCGGCTCTGATAATTCATGTATGGGGGTATGGCACATTTATTAAGCTTCCTCTAGTTCGGGTTGGAGTTGAGACTCTTCTTCAGAGTCAGCAATGTAGTAGCTAATATGTTTGATATCCTCAATGTTTTTCACTAAAAAAATTTTAGGGTGGGCAATTTTTGCATCGCGAGAAATTCCGCGAGTTAACCAGTTATGTACGGTGGTGTAGTTATATCCAAGCGCATCAGATATAGCCTTTACACCACCTAATTTTTCAATTAGCTCTTTATCGCTCATGGGTTACTCCTTGGATAAACACAATAAGGCTAATAGTACACATAGTGTGAATAAAAAGCAATGCTTACTTTTCATGGTGTGCAACATATTATCCACACGCCGTGTAAAATATACATATCATTATATTGGGGTGATTTATGCACGAGAGTATGAAACGCCTGATTGAGATAGCAGGTACTAGCAAGAAATCAGACATTGCAATTGATTTGAATGTGGGTGCGTCTACTGTGACAAACTGGGCTAAACGTGGCGTGTCTAAGGAAGGCGCTTTGGCAGCTGCTAAAAAGTATAAAGCTGATGCCAACTACATTTTAAACGGAGAGGTGGCTAGAAAATCAAAGCCTAGTATTGATGAGTTAAAAGCACAAATTAGCCAGATACAAAAGAGTGGCGGCGAATCAATAACTCCATCGGGAACTCAAAAAGTCAGTATGAATAATCTTGGTGATGTTCCGATAATTAGCTGGGTAGCTGCTGGCAGCTGGACAAGTATAGAGCCAGTAACACTCGAAGATCGTCTGGGCGGCGCACCTCGACCATCCAACTTATCTAAAAATGGCTTTGCGTTAATTGTCCGTGGACGGAGTATGCAGCCAAAATATGACCCTGGAGATATCATCTATGTAGAGCCAGAAGTGGGTTTATTCAGCCTCAAGGATGGCAATTTGGTGGTTGTGCAGTGTAATGACGACACTGAAGCAACTTTTAAACAATTGGTTATTGGCGATACATTAGATGATATGTACTTAAAACCACTTAATCCAGACTGGCCAGATCAAGAGATGCGCCCTATGGGAGAGTGCACTTTGGTGGGCAAAGTTATCGGCAAGTTTGTTGCTTGTTGATCATAGGAGGACTTATGGATTTATCTTATTTCTTGGGTGGGCTTATATTTTTAATATTAATCCCTCTTATTAGGCTAGCTGTAATTAACTTTAAAAAAGACCAAGTAAAAAGAACTCCTACTTGGCAATATTTACTCGTATTTATATTCATGTCTCTAATTATGCTAATTGGTAATCATGAGCATAAAGTCCTACTAGTTATAGCGGCAATGCCTTTTTACTTATACGCTCTCTATCATGAACGTCAATTAGATGTCTAAACACGCTCGGAACTTTCTGACCCGCTAATCAAGCGGGTTTTTTATCGTCCTTAATATACACACTATGAAAATAAATGCACATTTTGTGAATTTTATTGTTGACATAAATACACACCGTGTGTAATATGAACACATCAAGACGAAAACGAGCTAGCAGCACTAGCCGAAATTATTTAACAACTTAATTCAATAGATAGTTATTAAGTCGTAGTCAGTTACCAGATAGCTGACTACTGCGTACTAACTATAGAGGCTCTCACTATGAGTGATTTTGCCAAAAGCTGTCTACTCACCATTACTGCATTAACACTTTTTATAGTGATTTATCAGTTATTGGGTGACGCTCTAGACAAAAGCTTTGCAAGTAATGATGCCGTTGTTGAGCATCATAAAGCATATATAAGCCCGTCCGACCAGCTAGTGATTAGCTGGAACGATAATTCAAGCAAGTAATCAACCAACTCTAATAAAAGGAACGTAAAAATGAACGCATTTATTACCCAATCAGTAAAAGCAACCAATGCCAATCCTGCTCTTGCAGCGTCAGCACTAGCAAACAGCCACGCCACAGCTCAAGCCCCTGTTACTGGCAGTATCGCAGAACAAGCGCCCAACGATTTAGACCTCCTTGCTGAAGAATGGCAGTCAATGAAAGATCTTGAAGCTCAGGCGAAAGAACGCCGCTATGAAATCGAGCAAGAAATTATCACTTTGGTTGGCGTCCTCGATGAAGGTACGACCAACGAAGAAACTGACTGCTTTAAGGTAAAAACCGTCGGCAAGCTTACTCGTTCATTAGACGATAAAGCCATTCAAGCGGACTGGGATAACTTGCCAAGCGAGGTTAAACAGTGCTTTAAGTTCAAAGCGTCACTAGACACCAAGAACCTTCGAGCGCTAGAAGCCATGCGTAGCGACTTAGTACCAGTCATGGCTAAGTACATAACTACTAAACCTGCCAAGCCCAGCGTGTTAGTGGAGGTTAAATAGATGGCCGTCAACTCAAGCAATATCGCAAATATGGCGACATTAGAGCAATCGAAGGCGATTTGCGAAAGAACACTAACCAAGCGCGAACAAATAGCAGCTATGGCTATGCAAGGTATTTTGTCTAACTCAGGCGTTATGACTGAGTTTAAGTCTGCACATGCAGTTCGCTACGCCGTGTTACTAGCTGACGCATTAATCGAAGAATTAGACAAAGTGGGGTTAACCAATGGCTGAAGTAGCTGACTGGGAAACTGAATGCGATTGTTGCGGTCAGGTTCCCACCATTAGGGACGTGGGTATGTGTGCAGCTTGTACGTTTGGCGAAGCAGATGCTCAGCAAGAATTAATCAATGGCGAAATGAAGGACTTTAATAATGGCTATCAAACTAACTACCACACGCGAACAAGCAAAAACAAGCGGCGTTAAGGTGCTGGTCTACGGTCAAGCTGGGGCAGGTAAAACCGTTCTAGCAGCTACCACGCCAGACCATGCTAAGACAATCATATTATCCGCTGAAGCGGGCCTGCTCTCTATCGCTGATGCTGATATCCCTGTCATCGTCATCGAAAGTATAGAGGATTTAAACCAAGCTTATGAGTGGCTAGTCAATGACCCACAAGGCCAGACATTTGAATGGGTGTGTCTAGACTCAATCAGCGAAATTGCAGAAGTGGTGCTAAACGCTGCTAAACGAGCGTCCAAAGATCCACGGGCTGCTTATGGCGAAATGCAGGAGAAGGTAGAGACGCTAATCCGCTCCTTCCGCGACTTGCCGCGCAATGTTTACTTTAGCGCCAAGATGGAAAGTTACCAAGATGACGCTGGTGTCGTGCGCTATCAGCCAATGCTGCCAGGAAAGCGCTTACCGGCTGGCTTAGCATACTTTTTTGATGAAGTGTTTTTTCTGCGAGTTGAAAAAGATGAGCATGGTCAGCCTATACGCTATCTACAAACTCAGCCTGACATCAAATATCAGGCAAAAGACCGCAGCGGCAAATTAGATGCTGCGGAGTGGCCAAACCTAGCTGCCATTGCTGCGAAGATTCGTGGCGAGCAGCACCAAACGCAAGTAACGCAACCAATCAATCAAAATGAAACTCAAGGAGCATAACAATGGCTTTATTAAACATGCAGTTTAATCAAACAGAAATCGCTGAAGCTCAAAAAAGCGACTTTGACCCAATTCCTGCGGGCACTTATGTTGCTGAAATCACTCGCAGCGAAGTTAAAGATAACAACTCAGGTTCAGGCAATCGCTTAAGTCTTGGTCTTAAAATCTTAGAAGGTACACACGCTGGGCGTCTTATCTTTCAAGATATCACTTTACGTAACACCAATCAGGTTGCTGAACAGATTGGCCGTAAGCAAATGGCTCAACTGTTCCATGCTTGCGGCAAGCTTGGCGTCCAAGACTCAAGCGAGCTACATGGCATTCCGATGGAGATCAAAGTAGCTATTCGCATTGATAAAACCGGCCAATACGACCCAAGCAATGAAGTCAAAAAGTTTGCTCCAGTGGCTGGTAAACCAACCATGCAAGCGCCGACCATGCCGCAGCAGTCACAACCTGCTCAAGCGCAAATGCCGCTCACTCATCAAGCACCAGCTGCCCAGCAAGCTAATAAGCCAGTGTGGCAGCGTGGGTAATCAATTCCGTTACGGAAATCCCCGTAATGGTCACCAGATGGTGCTGTATCAGAGCCATACACGCTAGGGCGTGCTCTAAATTTTAGAGTCCCTATTGTAAGAAAACCGATACCGACTGACTGGCGTAACCAGTCACTTTACTTGAGTTAATTGGTAGTTCTCGTCGTCTGCCAGTTAGCTCAAGTAAAGTTAAAACGTAAAAGATGCAAATAAGGAGCGAAAATGGCAAACCTCACTGAATTTACCAAAGACAACGCCACTCTTAATGCTCTCTATGAGGGTATCAAAGCAAAGCATAACGAGCAGCCACGGCGATATCTTGGTGGCTCAATTATTGGCAAGTCTTGCGCCCGTCAATTGTGGATGGATTTTAGATGGGTGCACTTTGAAGACTTTGATGGTCGCTTACTGCGCTTATTTGAAACTGGTCATCTTGAAGAGCCGCGCATTGTGCAAAACATGCGAGACGCTGGCATAGAAGTCTATGACGTTGATGACCGCACTGGCGAACAATTTGGAGTTATATTCCACGGCGGCCACTTTCGTGGTCATGCGGATGGCGTAGCTCTTGGCATCTTAGAAGCGCCAAAGACTTGGCATCTTTGCGAATTTAAAACGCATAATGATAAATCATTTAAAAAACTTATCAATGAGGGCGTAGAGAAATCAAAACCCATGCACTATGCACAGATGCAAGTTTATATGCTTGGTCTTGATCTAACCCGCGCTGTCTATATTGCTAAAAATAAGAATGATGATGAGCTTTATGTTGAGCGCGTCAAGCTTGATAGAGCTGCAGCTGAGTCGCTTGTTGAACGAGCTGCCCGGATAATCTTTGCAAACGAACCGCCAATGAAGGTTAGCGAAAAGCCAGACTGGTTCGAATGCAAATTTTGCCCCTATAGCGACTATTGCCATGGCGGCACTGAAACTATTCCGAGTCCGCTACCAAACGTTAATTGTCGCACTTGCATACACAGCACGCCGCAGCCTGATGGCACATGGCTATGCGAGCATAGTAATGAAGCCTTGAGCTATGACAAACAAATGCGGGGCTGTGGTGATCATAGATGGGTGCCTCAGTTACTACCAAATCTTAAGTTTGTCGAAGCTATTGAGACCGATATAGGCGCTCTGATTGTTAAGTATCGTCTTTTAAATACTGACATTTATTACTTTAACAATGGCAATGGCTCACTTGTGACCCGTGAAGAATATGAAGAGGTTGGATATGTCTAATTCAATACTGAAACCAAGCGCGTTATCTGACGCAGAGCTAATTGATGACGCTATAAACTCTGATGATATATTGGCTCAAGAATTAGCAAGACGACTTGAATATCTATTGCCGTGTGAGCCTATGTGTAGTTGTGAGGATTGCTTATCGGCTGCCTACACAGAGTATCAACTTGAGGCGCTTAGCTGTGGCTATGACGATGTTGCGCCAGAAGCCATAGAAAATCTTGTCGAACTTGGCAAGAGCTGCATTATTGGCGTTTTAGCGCTTATTGGATACCAAGTTAAAAATAAGGATTAAAAATGTATCAACTAAGACCCTACCAAGAGCGAACGCTCAATGAATTGTATGACTGGCTCCAACGCCACCCTGACGGCAATCCCATCGTTGATGCCTGCGTAGGCGCAGGTAAATCAATTATCATCGCTGAATTTTGTAGACGTGCCATCGAGCAATATCCACAGACTCGCATTGTTATGTGTGTAGCATCCAAAGAACTATGTCAGCAAAACCTAGACAAACTCAGAGCGATATGGCCAGAAGCCCCCGCAGGTGTTTGCTCTGCTAGTCTTGGTCATAAAGACGTTGAGAGCCAAATCATCTTTGCGACCATTGGCAGTATCGCTAAGCGCGCTCATGAGCTTGGCACTGTTAACTTACTTATAGTTGATGAGTGTCACAACGTCAATCCTGACAATGCTGGTATGTATCGAAGCTTTATCAACGATCTAAAAACTTATGGTAGTCCTTATCTATGCGTTATCGGCTTTACCGGCACACCCTTTAGGGGTGATGGCGTGTGGCTATGGCAAGGTAAAGATCCCTTATTTGCAGGCACTGCCACACGTGTGAGCATGGATGAGCTACTCGAGCAGGGTTACCTTGCTCCGCTTGTCGTCGATATTGACACACCAAAAATGATTGATACAAGTGACGTTAAAGTGGTCGCTGGCGATTATGTAGTTAAAGAGCTTGAGGGTGTCGCCATTGATCCTGCCATCATCAAAGCCACGGTTGACGATATGTTTATGCGAGGCGGCGAGCGAAACAAGTGGCTGATATTTTGCGTTACTATCGACCACGCTCAAGCTGTACTTGACGAGGTGCAAATGATTGGCGGCATGAATGCTCAAATCGTTACCAGCAAGACGCCAATGAAACAGCGAGCTACGATTTTAGAAAACTATAAATTGCCGTACGGTCATCCTGATAGCGTCAACTGCTTGGTTAACGTCGCTTGCTTAACGACTGGCTTTGACGCGCCAGAGACTGACTTGATTGCTTTGCTACGTCCTACTAAGTCGCCAGTGTTATATGTACAGATAGCTGGGCGAGGTATGCGAATAGCTGATGGTAAAAAGGATTGCCTGTGGCTGGATTACACGTCTACCACTCGTGACCTCGGCCCGGTGAATTTAATCAAAGGCCGCAATAAACAGACTGCAGCAGTTGACCAAGGCGCACCGTTTAAATACTGCTTAGAGTGCGGCAATCCTAACCCCATCCATCTTGATGAATGTATTGAGTGCGGCGCACCAATGCCAAGTGAGTCAAGTGACCCGCACGGTTTTAGAGCAGGTAAGGCACTACCATTGCATGGCTTTCAACCGCTACCAGAGGAGTGGCTGGACGTGCAGCAAATTGGCTACTACAAGCACCCTGGCAAGAATGGCAAGCCGCCTACCTTGCGGATTGACTATTACTATAGCGAATTAGATGAGCCAATCAGCGAATGGAAGTGCTTTGAGCATGACGGCTTTGCTTTAAGAATGGGCTGCCAATGGTGGGCTGACCATATGCCTCATGCATCTGTGCCTTTTACTGTCGATGAGGCATTGGAGCGCATTCATGATCCTAGTAAAGGAGTTATCACATTGCCCACTCGAATACTTGTACAAGACGATGGCAAGTATAAGCGCGTTAAAAAATACCAATATGGCAATACGCCGCATGTGCCAAAAGTAATTAGTTACCAGTCAGCCACCAATAATTTAATGCCATTTTAAGGAGGTTGTATGAACAATAACACCCGCTACGGAATCATAGAACAATTGCCCTGTGGTCGAATACGTCAAATCGGCATGACTAAAGAGCAGCAAGAGCTACTAAAAATGTCTATGGCGGCTATATCAGAGAGTACGCAGCCATTTGCTCACATGCCTGAGCAATACGATTTAGTTTTAAAGAGCGATGGAGGGGTGGTAAATAATGTCTAAATACCCCGAATTTGAACAAACGACAAAAATTGGTGGACTTAATTGCGACTATATCGGACGTCAAGCAGGCATTGATTTTTATCAAGATGGAGACACTGATAAGAATATTTTATATGGCGTTAAAAATAGCGAGGTGATTCTTGAGCTATTCGCAGATTCGTTGAGCGAGGTTGGTCATCTGGTTGAGTTTAGTATGAGAATGGAGGTGAGTGATGATTGAGTCTAAAGAAATGAAAGTATCAGCATCAGAAGAACGTCGAGTAAGAATCAAAGAGTTCAGTAAGCGTCTTGGTCGATCGCGTGCAACTTTCGACAGATGGGTAAAAAGTGGTAAGATACCAAAACCAGATGGTCGAGACCCTTATCCATATTGGCTGCTTTCAAGCGTCAATAAAATCGTTACTGGAATAAGTGAATCTGAGCAAGAAAATAATAAAGAAGAGGCCGCTTAATAGCGGCCATTTTATACTAAGTGAGTAATATTGTGAGTAACACCATAGCCATTATTATAAAAACCCTTTAGAATCAATGATTTAGGCTCTAT